GCCAGCACCTATATCCGACGAGACCCAAAAGCAATTGACGGCCATTCGGCTGCGGGAAGCTATCGCCGGGCTGGCATCTGCCGACCGCTGGCTGTCAAAGATCCGCAACGGTTCCGATGACATCGCCATGGCTCGCCGTGATATTGCAATGATTATTGAATCTCTGGGGGGCGCCGAAAATGGTAGTTGATCTGTCGCTAGTGTCAGAGATTGCAGAGCGCCGCGAGCGTTTGAAAGCGCAACACATGGAAGCGCTGAAAAAGCTACAGGCGGCGATTGAGGCGGGAAACCATGCCGATGAGGGCCATTACCGAGGGCTGGAGTTTGGCTTGGATTGCGGCCTGATTCACTTGGATTTTATTTATGATCTAGCAAAAAAAGGAGAATGACATGGGCATTTCAACACTATACGACCGCGTTCATGTGTTCGCGACTGAGCTTGATTCAGAGTGGGCGACGATTGACGCGGAGATACATTACCGCATTAACGCGGGTGACGGTGACGCGGAACCCCAGACCTTTGAGCTTGAGAAGGTCACAACGCGCATTGCAGGCGCTGAGGCGCCGGTAAACATAACGCCCTTGATTAACTTTGATTACATTATGGATTTAGTCGAGGAAGATGCGTCAAACGCTGACGCTTTTGCGGGTGATTATGTTTAGTGAGAGAACGGGCGATCTGTTGATAGCAGCGTCCGCGACGATTGGGGCCGTGATAATTATCGCGGCTCTTTTCTTGCTACTGCTGGCGGCGTAAACTCATGCGGTTAGTTTATGGGGGCAGTACGGTGAAAAGACCATTTTGGCAAATGGAGGGGTATTCTTCCGACGATGCAAAGATTGCGCTACAGGCAGCGGAGTCAATGGCTTTTAGATTTGGCGAGGATATGGCGATTATGGGTGATCTCAGCGTGGTTCGCTTGGCTGATGCCGATGAGCCGCCATTGGAAATAGTCCGATGCCCTGAAGTGTTTAAGAAAAAGCAAGAACAGTATTAGACTTCAAGCAACTTTTATTAGTATTATTGAATTGTCCAAGGGCCGCACTCCTGCCCTGTTTGAGCCGGTCGGCAGCGCCCCGGTGGACGGAATCGCTGCCTCCCGATTGATTCAGAAAGGCCAAATAAAGGCCATATCCCCCTCAGCCATCGCAATAACCGCCATAGAGGCGGCTAAAACGATCATAACGGCAATAACGTGCTCGGGTACGTCATACCACGGGTCGCGATTATCGTTCATTCTGGGGCTTCTGAGGGCGTCTCAGGGACGCCAGTCAAATGACCGTTAATTGATGAGCGCAGGCAAAACGGCTTACCTTTTGAGTCCATCATGTAACGGATCCCCTGATCCTCTAGGGTTCGCTTGAGCTTTGGCGTGGTGAACGCCTTGAAAATATCAAATAGCTCTCGGTAGTAGATGTATTCAGGATCCCTCATCTTTCCCCCTTACCACGGAATATCGTCATGGTCGGATTTAGCGGGCGCCTTTTCCTGAGCTTCAGGCTTCCACGTATCACGCTCAGCGTACAACTTACCGCCTTGCGACTCTTTAATGTCGATGTTAATCCACTCGGCGCTAGGATCGGCCTTTACAGCACTGCCAATCCACGCCTTGAATTCATCTAGCTTGATGGACATCTTGGCTTTGACCCAATCGGGCGCGTTTTCGTGGGGCTTCTTGATAATCATGCCGTTCACGAAGTCTTTTTCAGTTTCAGTGTTCATGCTGCCTCCTTTCTGGCTTGGTAGAACTCATCGGATTTGAGGAATGCTCGCTCCTCGGTCGTAAAGATGCCGCCCTTACTCGGTGCGACCCATAGTGCCTCCTTGATTGTGTTATCAATTTCATCCCACGCTTCAGCTACGGCGTGAATATCCCCGCTGGCGATGTTCATCTTGATATACGCCACAGAGTCGAGGTTCTCCCTAACCGCTTCGTTATGCTTGAGGATAGGCTCCATCGCATCCTTCGCAGAGCCATGAGCGATCGCGTTCGACACTTCATCTGCGCTGGCAATCTCACTACCACCAAGACCCAAGAACGCTAGCGCCCTACCGACCGCCGAGGTTTCAGCGTTCTCAAGTGCTGAGGTTTTGTTGATCTTGCCGTATGCCCTGTTCTCTTCAGCGTAGCCAGTAGCCCTGACGCGGCCGTCAGAGTCCTTGATGGTGGCCCGCATTACGACCATGGAATCTTCTGCTGCAACTAGGTCAGTCTCAATCGACCAGCCCTGATGAGAATCGCTAACCCTAAAGTCATCAATTCTCCTAGCTACCGTGAGGTAGATTTTACCGTGGATATTAACTTCACCCCTGTCTTTGTTTGCCATAGTTTGGCACTCCTTTGTTTACCAATGCTCAGGTTACTACCATACAGCAATGTCTGCAACACTTTAAAAGAATAAAAAACCTTGCAATGTTATTGACAACGATTCCGTGGTGAATCAAAGTGCTCGGTTCCATCAACACAAAGAGGAGATGCTTGTGCCCGACTTCAAACAAGGGTCATTCAGGGGTGGCAGTAATCGGGAAAGCCCAGCAGAGACAATCAACAAACTCTCAAGCCTAGATAAGTTCAAGCGGGTGAAGGCCAATGAATACGTAGCCTGCTGCCCAGCCCACGACGATAACAGTCCGAGCCTGTCGATCACCGAGGCTAGCGACAAGATCCTTGTCTACTGCTTCTCTGGGTGTTCTCAGGAAGAGGTGCTGGATGCTTTGAAGGCGCGAGGGATGTGGACGGAAAAAGATGACCGCTGGATAAAAAGAACGTGGTCAACTGATGAACTGGATTACATGATGTATTGGTGCTTGTGTTACCACGGCGCCGTCAGACGGGGGGAAAAATTAAAAGATATGGATCCGAACAAACTAGATCGCCGCGTAACGCTGTTGAAGGACTTTTCTCCGAAGCGATACAAGATTGTCGAGGAGGACGCGCATCGTGGATAAGACGGAAGATGAGTTAGACGAAAAGATCAAGGCGGTATATTCAAAATCAGACGAGGAGTTATATCAGGAGATGTCACAACAACTTCGATCAGGAACGGAGGCAGAGACGAACGTCAGGCCAATCATTAGCTCTCTGGCCCGACTTCATCAGGCCGCGACCAACCACCGCATTCAGGAGCTAGAAGAGCGCATCGCCAAGGAGCGCGAGGTTATCCCAAACATGGTCACGACCGGCACTGTAACGCTGGTTTACGCACCATCCGGGGCGGGCAAGACCGTCTGGATTCTAGGCAGTCTGTTCCAATCCATCACTAAAAACCTTATCCGAGGCTCTGATGTCATCTATTTCAACGAGGATGACGGAGCTAGAGGCGTACTCCAGAAGGCCAAAATGGGCCAAAAGTACGGCATGACTATGATTACCTTGGCTAATTCAGGCGATCCGATGCTACGCACCACTAATGATGCACTTCATTTGCTCGACATGATCCGGATTGAAGGTCACGCAGAGGGCAAGATCATCATCTGCGACACCCTGAAGAAGTTTGCGCCAGTCTTAAACAAGGGCGATATGCGGGATATTCTTCATGTGTTCCGACAGTTTGCGGCCGCTGGCGGAACTGTGATCCTGCTGGGCCACTGCAACAAGCACCGATCCTTAGACGGAAAGCTGATCTATGAGGGCGTTGGCGATCTCAAGGCGGACGTAGACAATATGTATGGCCTAGATCCACTCAATGACAAGTATTCAGACTGGCAAGAGCTACTGGTAATCAATGAAAAGGATCGCAGTCAGGTCAGCTTTGAGGGTGGCTTCAAGTATCGCCAGACCGGCGCGCTCACCAACTACGAGGAATCTGTGGACTCGGTGCAGTTTCTAGGCCCAGAGGACATATCCGACTTAAAGGAAAAACAAAAAGCACAGATCAACATCGCGAAGGCCAAAGCAAAGTATGAAGATGAATTTTATTTTTTGAAATCCGCAATGCAGGGGGGTTATTCATTTTCACAAAGTGAGCTTTATAGCTTGCTTCGCGACGAAGAGGCCAACCCAAATGAATGCACAAAGAAAACACTACGCAACTGCATGGATTTACTGCGGGGCAACTATCTTGAGCTAGAAAGACGAGGCGCTAACAATGCGAAGTTTTACAAGTGGATGGGATAGCTATTCGGTTGGCCCGGTTGGCCCGGTTAGCCCATGTTTTAGGGGGCGGTTTGCATCAGGCGGGGGGTATTTCTTGGGCCAGCGGGGCAAACTGGGCAAACGGGGCTAACAGGGCAAAGTCATGAAATTTAAGGAGAAATTATGAATCCTATGGATAAGCAGGTTGGCGGGAGCCATTACAAGGACTTTAAGGTTCAGCCGCTGGAGTATGCGCTGGACAATGGATTGGGAATCTGCGAACACGCAGTCATCAAATACATTAGTCGGTGGAATCACCCAACTGGCGGAGGCATGAAGGACTTGCAAAAGGCCGCGCATTACATTGAAATTCTTATGGAACGAGAAGGACACACGAACCCTTATGAGTGAACAAGTCAATGATCGGCTGCTAGAGCTATTCGTATCGCAGAAATACCACTGGAAATCGCTGATGCCATCTCAGCAAAGAGCTATTGCGGTTGAGCTACTCAGGCATCGGTGCGTAGAAAGGAAGCTGTACGAGTTTATTGAGGCGCACGTAGAAGAAAAAGAAGTCTGGAAGCAGTACCGGCAACTGCTACTAGAAGAGAGGGCAAAACACCCTTAGACTTGCGCCGATTGTAACCATACACGGGGGCAGTATGGAACATCCGTTACTAGAGTTTTGCACAACAGAAAAACAACGCGAAGTTATTACGCTCTGTTACGTCAAGTTACATAGTCAAAATGAAACGGCTAGGATTCTAGGCACAACTAGAAATGCTGTAATGCTTACGATACGGGGAATAAAAGCCAAGGCAAAAAAACAAGGCTACTCCCCCGACCATGACTGGTACAACGCTGTTCCAGACGGCCACAAAATAAAAGGCGTTTCTACTTTTTACAACGAAGATGGATTGCCAGTTCGCCAATGGGTTAAGTCTCAGACGGACGAGCAAAGGCAGTTTGAAATGTTGATTGAGCGTCTTGAAGATGCCCAATCGAGTCTGCCCAAATACAAGCCTACCCCAGCACCCAAAAGCTGCGACGAAAGCCTGCTTACATTATTAACTATCACTGACTTCCACCTCGGAATGTATGCTTACGAGGCTGAGACAGGCGATGACTGGGATGTGACCATAGCTAGAGATGTATTTCTTAACTCAATTCACGACATGATTAAAGCATCTCCTAAGTCAGAAACCGGTATGCTGTGCCAGCTTGGAGACTTTCTCCATTGGGATGGCATCCTCAGTGTAACTCCGCAGTCCGGACATATACTGGATGCTGACACCCGCTATGGAAAGCTCGTTGATCTGTCTATGTCCGTAATGACTGAAGCTGTAAAGATGATGCTCAAGAGATTTGACAAGGTTGTCGTTGTATCTGCTGAGGGAAACCATGACATTTCTGGCAGCATCTGGTTACGAAAACACCTTAAGCACCTATTCGGTAACGAGCCACGGCTAACGATTATCGACAATGACTTTCCTTATTACGCTTACCTACACGGAGAAACCATGTTGGCGTTTCACCACGGCCACAAGGTAAAGCTAGCTAATTTGCACAAGTTGTTTGCCAGTGAGCCGAGATTCAGGGAGATGTGGGGCAAGGCTAACTACACCTATATCCATACCGGACACTATCACCATGAGCGCGTGATAGAGGACGGTGGCGCTATTGCCGAAATGCATCCGACACTTAGCGGCAGAGACGCCTATGCGGCCCGTGGAGGCTGGGTATCACGACGCGGGGCTAAGGTCATTACCTACGACAAAGACGCAGGAGAGGTCGCTAGGATAACAATAAGGCCACGCACATGATCCCGATCATTGGCGTCAAGTTACCAGTCGGCAGTGCTGTCCTGCTTACGTCCACGATAGGCGGGGCAACAACCAACACAAAAAATAATAAACAAACTGATGTCTACACTGACACCTTTCCAGAAGGTTTAACTATAGACATGACCTTGGAAGACTTTTATGATCTTTGGCTTGCCAGCTTGGTGACTGAGGTTCACGTTACTGAAAAGACATACGAAATGCATTAAGGAGTGAAATGGGACATCGGTGGATAGTAGACTCAAACGACAAAGCTGATTTCTTTATCAAGTTTATCAAGGATCAATTTCAATCAGGCGAAGTGCTGATATACAGCATCAAGCCCTACGGCAGAACAGAGCGTCAGAATAACGCCATGCACTTATGGTTTCGCCAGATGGCAGATCAGCTAAATGACGCAGGATACTCAGCAAAACACCCCTTCAACGACGAGATCGAAGTGCTATTCACTGAGGTGCTTGTCAAAGAGATGCTCTACAAGCCCATCATTAAGGCTATGTACGACAAAAAATCGACCGCTACCCTGACAGGGGGTCAGGTCAGCGAAGCCGCTGAGGTGCTTGTACGGTGGCTCTCAGAGAAGAAAGGCATTCACGCACCGTTTCCTCAAACATTAAAGGAGTAACCGTGATTGACAATGAAGATAAACACGCTTGGTGCAGGGCGGGTGAGCTTGCAGAAAAAGACTTTGTTGCTTCAAATAAACTCATTGGATGGGGAGTCGCAATAAATCCAGACAAGCACAAAGACCCATACTGCCATGATTTTATTGGCACAGTCCCAGTGGACTTAAAAAGCATTAGAGAGCCGTGGCGAAAATCGCAAGAATTGTTTGGGATTCCGCCAGAGTATGCGGTATCAGTAAACCTGAAGGACATGAAGAGATATGCCGAGCTCTATCCGAACATACTTATAGTTCTTGATGTTAAATGGGATGGGGTTTATATGCTTACCATATCTAGAGCAAAGGCTTTGATAGGCAGCGGCAAGGCAGTAAAGCACGAATATAAAAACAGGAAAGACGACATAAAAGGCAACGCCAAGACGAGCTTTGTGTTTGACCTTAGAGATTTAGACAAGCTGGAGCAATCATAATGGCAATTAAGCGAGAAGCCTGCGACAACTGGTTTAGCAAGTGCGTTAGGCATAGAGATCAACACCGCTGCCAGTATTGTTTTAGCGAAGGAACGGACTGTGCGCACATCTATGGACGCGCCCGTAAGTCGGTACGCTGGAGCATGGATAATGCGGTGACGTTGTGCCGATACCACCACCAGTGGTTTACATCAAACCCTGTAGCCTTTGCTGACTGGCTAACGAAGCTGTATGGCGAAGGCCACATGGATATTCTTAGGGAAAAAGCCAATGCCCTGCTGAAAACTAATAAGCTACTGCGTAAAGAAATTAGCGATCATTACAGGGCAGAGTTTAGAAAAGCTGAGGCTGATCCAAGCTATGAGATTGTTAGTTGGAATTAGTCCTCAATCCATGATTGAGCTATCCGACCAAAAGGAAGCCACCCAAGTGTTTCGCTGTCTTCCAAGAAGTCATCCATTTCTTTTGAGCCAAAGCCAAACTGAGCAAAATCAACAATGGGCGCAAACACCATGCTTAAAGGGGCTGGGGCTACAGACGAGACTAAAGCACCTACGTCCCCCTGCGATGCCCTCATAAGCTGGTACGTTCCAAGCGTATTCAGGGACGCAGCGCCAAGCATATGGTCTGCAAAACGCATTCCATAGTTTTCAAGTTGCGGCTCATCTCCCTTTAGTATTTGCCGACCCTCGTTGATCGCCGCATTTCCGCCACCAACAATAGCGGTGTAAGCGAGGCCATTCTTGTACGCCTCTTTTTTGTTGCCGCGCCTCCACTCCTCAACAACAAGGCGCTCCATTTGCTCAAGCTGTTTAATGCCAAACGTCCTAAGCATATAAAGAACGCGCCAGTTAGGGTTATCTAAATACCACTTTGGAAGCTGGGCCATGTCGCTTGGCTGGAGCTTTGCTAGCTGCGCAGCTGCAAATTCTGTTGTTAAGTTGGTCTTCTTTCCTTGAAGAAGGTCTTTTTTCAGGGCTTGCATCTCGTTCTTTGTAAATGCATGGCCCCACGTTGATTCTAGCCTCCCAGACCTAGCCAGTTGCTGTCCCTCCTTTATCCCTGCCCGCAACGCAACATTTTTTCCAAATCTGTCAATGTCCCTAAAACCAGACAGCTTGAATGCGGCATCGGCAAGATCATTAAATCTAGCCTGAGCCACGCCAACACCATCCTTTAAAAATTCTCCCGTTGTCTGTTGCGCTAGGCCAACGTCATCAACGCTGATCTTCAAGCCTCTGTTCCGCATCATGTCGATCATTGCGTCAACAGTATTCCCGGTTCCGTAATTCACCATGCTGTTAAAGACATCACCCACGTTCAAGATTGCTGAGTACGGGTTCCCAATTGTTCCCATGTATGCGGCCTTCCGGGCATTGGCTATAAGGCCAGACGGGCCTCTACTACCCATGACAACGATTGATCTTGCCAAATCCTGAGCCTTTTGAGCAGTTCCCGCGTCAGCCCCTTCCAGACGAGTTGCCGACTTAACCAAATCAAAGAGGGCATCACCGCGTTGTATTCTGCTTTCAAATGTTCGCAGCTTCTTTGCGGCATTAGCCTTTCCTGCGGCAACGTCAGCCTGAAGCTCCGCCCTTTTAACATTAAGGTTTTTTAGTTTTAGAGTGTCTATCAGTGCAAGCTCGGAGTCGGACTGCCGTAACCAACCAAGGGCTATCTCCATTGGATCCATATACTCGCTAAGGACTGGATCGTCTCGCATAATTTGATCGCGTGTCTGCTCATACGCTGACGTATTGTTCTTTTTGTTAGCTGCTGACGTTCTGAACCCGTCTCCAGTTTGGCCTTTCACTTGAGACGGCCAGTAATAAGGATCGTCAATAACCTTTGAGTCCATCTTTTTGGACTTTTCAATCGATGTCGCTCGAATCCTTGCCCTCATGGCCTCAAGACCAGCAACGGCATTATCTCCATAGCTTGTTTGGATGTGCCTAACCAAATCTTCATAAGCCTGCTTTCGTATCGCAATGTTTGCCGCAGGATCAGCAATGTCAATGTTGCTCATGTTTAACATGAGCCGTCTTGCCTCAAGGTCATCAGCAATAGATGCCGTAAACTCCCTTACGTTGTTTCCGGTAACGATGTTTTCAGTTGTCGCATGGCGTCTTGCCATTAAGCCAGCGGTTCTTTGCATGGCGGAGCCAAAGCGCTTGCCAACATATTTTTCGCCAAGTATTTGCGCTGACGAAATCTTGTCTCGATACCATGCAGCAAACTTCCCCGGCTGATACTTGCCATTAACAAAACCAACATCATCAGCGAGAGTCCCTATCCTTTCACGAAGCTCCTTCTCTGTAAGGTCTTGGAAGCTGATAACCGACTTGCCGGTGACGGCCTCAGCAGACCGGAGCTTTGATATTGGAACGCCCAAGTCTTTCGCTATATCACCCAGCGCTCGACCGTAATCTAGTCCATCAAGGCCGCGGCCAGTTTCATTAAAGAACTGAAGCGCCTTCTCGTTCATCTTGACTTGGAAAGCAGATATAACCTCATCGGCTTGCGGTTGTAGCGTATACGTTTTGCCGTCCACCTCTTCTGTTAGGCGACCCTGAAGGTACATCCTTGCTCGTTTTTCTTCCGCCTCAGCAAGCTCCATAGCTTCTCTGCTGGCTATCGCCTTGCCCTCTGCTCTTCCTGCAATAGAGCCAAACGCACCGCCAATACCAGCAGATATAAGGCCGGTCTTCACGGCGCTTTCCATCCTGCTTTCTACGCCACCCTCGCCTTCAGCAAATCCGTATATCGCGCCTTCTGTGCCAGCCACGGCCGCGCCTCGGCCCAATCCGCCAAGCGCAGTTTTGCCAACCCCAACAGCCTTCAACGCCATTGAGCTAGGTATCAGGCTTGTTCCAACAAGAATGCTGTACCCAAGAACCGGGTGATCGTCAAAGAATTCGCGCTCTATTCTGCGCTCTTCAGCAAGCTGTGTTTCGTAATCAACTCCAGTGATTGCGCTGATGGTCTTCGCTCGGAACTCATCGCCAAGTATTCCGGCGCTAACACCCTCAAGAGCCGTTGCTCCGCTGGCGTAAATTTCTTCCGTAACATCAAGGGGGTCGGCAATCTTTCTGCGAATTTCTTGAGCCTTGCTTATTACCTCTGTGGGTGCGCCCTTGCTCACAAGGCCATCAATTATTGAGTCGGCCTTGGCGACCGCTGATTCGATTTGCTCAACATTCTTTTCAGATCGAGCCTGACGGCCCTCCCTACTCATAATGTCTTCGTCACCAAACCCGCCTTGCTCTGCGTTTATCTGCTGAACAATAGACAGCGCCTTATCAAGAACTTCTTGAGGAGCATTGTTGCTTTTGAGGTTTTGGTAAATTCTAAAGGCTTCGACGGTTGCACTTGCCATTTAATAAATGCCTCAAGTGTTAATCTGCATACTGGGTTGCAAGTTGGTCTAGCTGTCTTATCAAGTCGGACGTAGACTCTGGCTGTTTATCTCCCGTCATGCCCTCCGCTTCTATAGCCATTGCTTCAAGCGCAGATTGGAAGGCGTTCACGCCCGAGCCAGCCTGCATATACGCCTGAGCGGCCTTTAACGCAAGCTGAGCCGCCTGACCCTCCTCTTTTTCGTCTGACGCAAAAATCTGGCCCGCCGTGTATGCCATTGCGGCATCTTTAAATAATCCAACAAGGGCGGCAGGCGGTGGCTTTGCTCTACCAAACGAGGACTCCACTGCCGATGCTAATACAGCATTAGCCCTTTTAGGTGGGAGGGCGCGAAGCCGCTTTATGGCTTTTAGATTCGCCTTCCCCGCTGGGCTATCATTCGTTCTCTCGTCTTTTGGAGTGCCAAGTAGGTCAAATAGCTGTTCGTCTGTATAGTCAAACTTATTGTCTTCTGCGGCCGCTTCTAATTGCTCAAGCTGTAGTCTCTGAGACTCCTTTTGAGTGCTTACGGCATCCCAGACGCCCTCCATTTCAGAGAAGTTTTCGTTTTGGAGGAATGCCGCTTTTGCTTCGGGCGTGTTCGGCATTGACTTTGCCGCTCGGATAGCGGCGTTGTAATTAGCCTCATTTGCCTCAAACCCTTGCATCTGCTCGCGGTAATCAGCGGTTTTCATATACTCTTTATGTCTTTCAAGAGCCATCTCATGGCCTTCAAATCGCAACCTCAACCCTTCGTCAGCCCGCTCCTCCTGCCGTTTAGCCGCCCTCTGTTGGAATACAGCATTCTCCATGTTCATGGACATTCCTGCGGTAGCAAGCCTGTCAAGTCCTTGGATGTTAGCTGCAACAGCGTTGGCTGACGCCTGAAGATTATCCAGCTGCTGTTGTTGCTGCTCTGCTGTAAAATTGTCCGTAAGGTCTGCCTGAAGAGTTTGCCGCATTTGATCTTGGAGGTATGCAAGTGCGCCCTCGCCTTCCTGAGTCCTCTGGGATGTTGAAAGCCGCCGCGCCTCCATTGCAAGCCGCATTGCGCCTTCAGGATCCGTTGTCGCGAGTTGTTGCGATGCCCCAATAAGCTGTTGAGGATCATTGCTAAATAGCGCCTTATTAATATCCTGAAAAAGCCCCGCCTGCCTTTCCCGCTCTCTGCCCATGGCTTGAGCAGAGCCTAACTGAGCGCCAACTGTCATTAACCCCTCTCCATAACTAGGGTTTGACAATGCGTTAAACAATCCTTGACTAAATCTAGCCATCTCTATCAACCTCCACCAAAGCCAAGCGCTCTACCAATACTACTAATTCCAGAGCCAATTAAATTACCAAGCGGATCAGCTACCGTACTGCCAAGGATGCTAAGCAATCCATCCTGCCCACTTCCAGAGCCTTGTAAAGCCCCTGACAGCAATCCTGTCCCGACATTACCCATCAGGTTGGCCTGACCCAAAGCAGACCCTAGGAGGGCTTCTAGGCCGGTCATAGACGCCTCACCAAATAACCCTGCCCCTGCAAGCTGTCCGCGCTGCTGCAGTTGAGCAGCATTCAACCCTTGCTGTAGCACATTAAGAGCTTGTGCCTGCGGCAGATATGCGCCGCTTAAAGCACCCAAGGCCATACGCTGTTGTGCTTCATTCATGGCCTGTTGTCTACCGGCTAACGAAGAGCCAAGGCCCGCAAATTGCGCGCCGATAGCGGCTTGTTGTCGTTGCTCTTGTTGTGCCTGCTGTAAAGCTGCTAGCGAAGCTCTATTCTGGGCTTCTTCTTGCGCCTGAGCTAAAGCAAACTGCTCTGGTGTACCACCAAACATCGACGTTCTAACGCCTAGTCTTCCCTGACTAGCTAGACGTTCCTCCAGCGCCAGTCGCTGACGCTCTTCTTCCCCCAGCTGTGTAGCTCGAATCCGATCAAATATCTCTTGCTCTCGGGCCATATCGGTTTGCCCAAGCCGACCCATAAAGTCACTACCCACACCAAATGCCTGCTGTGTAGCTAGGTCAGTTGCCGCTGTGCCGGCCGGTATTTCACCCAGCCTTGTTGCTGCCGTGCTAAGTAATTGACTTGACAATGGAGCCCCTTGACCAAGGCTAACATCTAGTCCGCTTTCGGTTATTCCAATACGATCACCCATTCCCGTAGTTACGGTAAATGGTTTAAAGGCTGTTTGCTGAAGCCCTTGACCAGCTATCAAGTTAGCCCCTGTTAATGCTCGTTCGCCAACATCCCCCAGCCTGTCGTATGCGGCGTTAATAGCTGCCATACCACCAATGCCGGAGCCTATCGTGCCAAGGTTACTGGTAATACCGCTAAACAAGCCGCTTATTGCATTGCCAAGGTCAAAACCATTCCCGGCAGTTGCAACAGTTCCAGTGGTGTAAGGATTGTTTGTGGGATCCAACACCATTTCTTCCAGAGTGGTCGCCATTAGTACATTCCTCTTAC